CGGACATCATCCGGCTGGCCATTGTCAGGAGCGACGACGACCAGCAGGAGCCCTCGCCCGGCGGGGAGCAGCTGCCCGTCTACCGCACGGATTTGTCGGTCGAGATTACCTACAGCGAACCCTGAGCAAGGAGGCTCAGACTATGGCTCACGACATCGGACAGGGCACCTACGTCACGTTTGGCACTATCGTCGGGAATGCCGCGACGCACTACAAGGTCAACAACGTGTCTTTGGGCGGGGTGGAGCGTGACGTCGTTGACGCATCGCACCTGCTGACGAGCGGCGGCAAAGAGTACATCGCCAGCGAATACTACGACCCTGGTGAGCTCACGCTGGAGATTCACCACGATCCGTCACTCAACCCTGTCAATCTGCTGACCAACGTCGGCACCGCCCAGGTCGTCAGCATCGTGTTTGCCAACGGCGGCACGTCGACGGCGGTCTGGTCGTCCTACGGCTACGCTCAGAGCTTCGAAGCGTCTGCGCCCAAGGACGACATGATGACGGGATCGCTGACCATCAAGCTGAGCGGCAACATCAGCATCTGATAGCACGGAGGCGCGGATGGCACTGACACGGGAGCAACTCAAAGCCAAACGAGGAGTGCGGCAGCGAGTAGCTGTAGACATTCCAGACTTTGGCACGGTCTACGTGGCCAAGATGACGGCCAGGGACCGCGACGAGTTTGAGTTCATCGTGACCGGCGGCAGCCCGACCGGCAAGGTCAACACTCGCAACGTGCGGGCGAAGTTCCTGGCCCTGGTGCTCGTCAATGAGGACGGGACCAAGATGTGCGAGGACGAAGACGCCGAGTGGATTGGCGAGCTTGACACGGATGTCGTGCAGGCGATCGTGGAGGCTGGCTTTAAGCTCAACGGCATTGGCTCAGACACCCTCGAGGAAACAGCAAAAAACTAGAACGCCGTCCGGTCTTGTTGTTCCTCTATCGGCTGGCTTTGCAGCTGGGCATCTGGAACGTCGAAGATCCGGGCGGCTTGGCCGAGACCATGAGCGTCGAACAACTCTACGGCTGGATGGCTGCTTACCAGTTGATGCCGTGGGGAGACGAGTGGCTCAGAGACGCTGTCGGAATGTCGCAGATGTTCAACGCTCACCGCCCCAAAGGCAAGCCACCGATGAGCCCGTACGACTTCATGCCGGTCGGCAAGAGGGAACAAAGCCCTGACGAGATGTGGCGGATTCTGCAGTCTGCCAAGAGGTAAGCCATGGCAGCCCGCAACTTCGGCCGCGTCAACGTCTCCATCAGTGCCAGCACGGGCGGACTGACTCGCGGGCTCGGCAACGCATCAAAGCAGATGCGGGGCTTTAAGGCCCAGACGACGAGCCTGACGTCAACGCTGCAAAACTCGGTAGCCGGCTTCGTCGGCCTGGGGCGAGGGGCATCTGTCGCAGCAATCGGCATTCGTGCCGTGGGCATGGCTATCAGGGCGTTGCTCGGGCCGCTGCTGATCCTCACCTCGCTGGTGAGCATCTTTGCTGCCATCGGCAGGGCCGCAAAAAGCCTAGACGAGACAGCCAAGCTTGCCCGACGTCTCGGGATGTCGGCGAGCAGTATTCAGGCATTCTCGACGGTCGCCTCTGAGGCCGGCGTGTCGAGCGAGCGTCTCAACGTCATGCTGACGTTCATGAGCCGGCAACTGGGGCAACTGGCCCAGGGCAATGCTCAGGCAGTAAAAGCCTTCGGCATGCTCGGGTTGACGATGGCTGACTTGCAGGGCTTGTCGCCAGAAGAACAGTTCACGCTCATCTCGCAACGCATCCAGGCATTGCCTAATCAGTCGCAGCGGGCTGCCGTTGCCATGATGCTCTTCGGCCGCAGTGGTGCCGAGGGTCTCAACTTCATCGCGGCAGCTGCCGGCGGTGCTGTGACTGAGATGCAAAAGTTGCAGGACCAACTGGGCGTCTCGCTGACGGATCAGCAGGTGGCCGGCATCGAGATGATGAACGACGCCCTGGCTCGCACGAGCATGGTCTTTGAAGGGTTTATCAACCAGTTCCTGGCTGGCTTGGCCCCCGCTGTGGCCACGGTGGCCAATCTGTTCGTGGCTTTCTTCGCGGACACAAACGGCGGGTTCAGCATTGCTGACGCGCTAGCCCAGACGTTGACCGGCACTATCCGTGGGCTCGCTGCCGCGGTGACGTTCCTGTACGGCGCATTCCAAGTGTTGTCCTCGTTTGTCGCCGTATTCATCCAGGGAGCACTCAAGGCGTTTGAGTCTGTCACCTGGGCTTTGGAGCAGTTGATCGGGTCCATGCGGGCTGTCGCCGAGTCCCTCCCAGGCATGGGCGGTGTAGCTGAATCCCTTCGCAACGCCGAAGACGCTCTCGGGCAGCTGTCGTCTGGGGCGGGCAGCGAGGCGGCTATCTGGGGCCAAGCGGCGGCTGACAACTTTGAGAATGGCCTCGCCAACATGGCCAACCCGTTCGGAGCATTCGACGCAGAGTTTGCCAGCGTCACGCAGCAGATGCAGGAGGCCGGGGCGGCTGCCGGTGCCGCTGCAGGCGAGGAGGCTGGCGGCGAGATTGCCAAGGCCATCGGTGCCAGCAGCAAAGACCTCAAGGCGATTGTCGCCGGAACCAGTGCTGGCGAGGCATTCCGAAACAGCATTCTCCGAGGTGCAGACCCGCGGCTCGAGGGTGACAAGAACCAAGAGCGGACGGCTGACGCCACGGAGCGGACAGCCGATGCCGTTGAGGAGCTCGCTGCCACTCAGGGCGGGGGCCTTGGCCTCGCATCCATCACGGTGTAGCCATGGCCATTACAGACGTTCGTATCCTGCGGTCGCTGAAGATCAGCGAGTCAAAGAGCGACAAGCAGACGATCCAGTATTCAGCCACGCAGCAGCTGCTGTTCCTTGCGGACACCAAAGACCCGCCCTTCAACGAGGTCTTGGAGAACGAGGCTGTCTGGCCGAATCTTGGCAACGACAAGGTTCCGCAGATTGACGACGAGACGGTCGTCAAGGGCGTCACGCTGTATGTGACCAGCCGCGACGTTGAGTACTTCCAAGACAACGAGCGGGCCGTCGTTATGACGATCCGCTACGACGCCAAAGACCCAGACACGGAAGGGGACGGCTCAGATACTCCGAGCGGCACGGACCCGGAGACGTGGAAAAAGATTGCGATCTCAACCACGCAAATGACCAAGCCGGCCATCGGCTGGCCAAGCCGCGGCGCTGTGCCTAACGAGAACGCAGACGACGACGGCAACGGTGCACAGAACTCTGCAGGAGACCCTGTCGACGGTCTTGAAGAGGACGTCGCCATGGTCAAGTACACCTACACCAACACGCAGGTGACAAACCCTGACTTCAGTGAGTTGAACCGATACACCAACCGCTGCAATGCCGGCCAGTTCTTGGGTGCCGATGACTACACCGTGCGGATGATGGGGTGGAGCGGCGAGTACGACCAGCGGAATAATGTGTGGTCCATCTCTGTTGAGTTCCTGTTCAATCCTGACGGGTGGCAGATTGAATACTTCGACGTCGGGTTCAACGAGATTATCGGCACTGAACGGAAAGCCATCCTGGACAAGGCCGGAAATCCCGTCAGCAAGCCTGTGCCACTCGACGGAGGCGGGCAAGCACAAACCATCAACGGGTCGCCGAGCGGCGATGACAAACCGACCGCCCCGGTGACGCTTGAGATGTATCCTTACAAGATCGCCAATCTATCGCAGTTGTTTGCTAACTGCGGCATCTAGGAGCAGCCATGGCTAACGAGATCAGTCTTGCCCTTTCCCTCCGAGTCTCCAACGGCAACGCAGACGAGTCGTTTGCAGCGACCGGCTTGAGGTTCGACCAATCTACGCAGGGCTCAGCAGGCGGCATCATCGAGATCGGCACGTCGGCTGAGACGATTGCTCTCGGCGACGTCACGACCGCAGGCTTTGCAGCGTTCCGCAACTTGTCGACGGCGACGGCCGGCACGGCATACATCGCCATCGGCTCCTACGACGGAACTAACGTGCAGGAACTAGTCGCCCTGCGTCGAGGGCAGCCTGCAGTGCTGCCGCTGGTGTCGGATGTCACGCTGGCTGCCAAGTCCTACGGCGAAGCGTTGCCGCTGCGATACGTGATCTTCTCGGAGTAAGTCGTGGCTGCCTACGGATTCTCTGAGGGCGACGCCAAGCGTATCGGCCGTGCCGTGCGGCGCGTTGAGCGTAACGACTTCCGCATCAAGCTCGGCGGGCCGAATGACCAGGGGGCGGCCCCCGGCGTCCGGCTGCTGCTGGCAAAGCACTCGGGTACGAGCTGGCCGACTGAGTCGACGGCAGTCGTCACAATCTACAACGGCGAGCCCGGCAGCGTGGCGTCTGCCCTTACGGTTGTCGCCTACAACCACTACATCGAGTTTGGCACGGATACCGCCTGCACAAATCGCTGGGTAGCCCTCGGGCACAACGGCTTCGGGTGGGTGCCTGTCGACTCGCAGAGCGACTGCGGAACGTGCGTGAGCGAGGCTGCCGGCTTCGACTTCCGCACGCTGCCGGGATACCAGAAAACCACAGAGCAGGTTCTCGGCCACGACGGGGGCGGCTGCATCAAGTGGTTTGACACGACCACCTGCGCGACGACATGACGCTCATCACGATGCAAGACGGCAGCATCGTGCTGCACGAGGGCAAGGTCGGCACGGAGCAGGCGTGCTGCTGCGAGCAGGGGTGTTGCGAGTTTGTGACGTGGCATCGAGTTCACGGTGCCTGCAATGACCTAGCCGACGACTATGTGGTTGTGGCAACTAACGATGAGTGCTACGCAGAATACACCTGGGAAGATTGGGATTGCCAGAACCCATTAGTTGGCCGCGACTGCGGAGCTGGTGACCAGTGCAACATTTACGCGCGAGTAAAAGTCACCGGCAACACTGCGGGAACTATTGAGTATTTGCAATCGACTAGCCCAGACGTTTGGGGCACGAGTTTTCCTGGTGGTTTTTGCGATTGCCCGAATTCTGCGGGGAGTCTTTCCGTAGCTTGCGGCGATAATCGTCCTTGCTGCGTCGAGAGATGGACATCAGACAATCCAGGTGATCCCTGCCCGGCTGGCTATACGTTTCTGAACACAACGCCGGCTGGTCTCACAAACTGTTACAAGCAAACTCGGATTGAGAGCGCAGAAGAATGCTCACTTGACGGAAGTTTCACGCCGAATCCCCCGGCCACTGGCGTCTATTCCTGGGGCGTTGAGCCCTGCTACGAAAATCCGCTTCCATGATTCAATGCCGCATTTCTCACCTAGAGGCCCGCTGCCGAGAACGTGGCTACACGCTAGAGCAGGTCAAGGGCTGCATAGTAAGCCGCGAAGGTGACCAGATCATTGTCGACGAGACGCACGCCGACTATCCGCACGCCAAGCCCGGCCTAGGCGACATGGTAGCTTCCGGGCTTTCTGCCGTCGGCATCACCAAAGAGCGTGTCAGCAAGGCTCTCGGCAAGCCCTGCGGCTGTGCCAAGAGGCAAGCCAAACTCAACGAGCTCGGCCGCCG